CACACAACTTGTTTCGTCGATTGAATACCCCCAGTCAAGTCCATAACAAAGAAGCCTTGCATCTTCCGGAAGTTTTGGTACCTCAACCCAGTCGGGAATGACAACGTCGCTTAAACGTCCGATTTGACCTTCCAAATAAACATTCACGAAGTTGCGCCAGTATTCAGATGTTTTTGCCTTTTCCCTTGCAATCTTAAATTCATCAAGGATTGTTTGTGGCAATGTGTCGTTGTCTTTGTATGTGACGGTAATAAAATCCACGTCGTCCCTTGGAACAAGTTCACGATCCGCCCAAAACAATTGTGAAGGGTTATAATCAAGCCAAATGATTTCCGATGTCCGGATTGCATATTGATTGAATGCTTCGAAGTCAATACCGACGTTGCACTCGTTTACAAACAAATGTGATCTTCTTGAACCGCGGGTTCGATCCGGATTTTCATTTGAAAAGAATTCGATTGTTGACCCGGTTGAAAATGTGTATTTAAGTGTTGTTTGATTCCAACGTGAATCACGAAACCTTCCAAGTGCCTTCATAATCAATTTGAAGTCCCTTACCGGGCCACGTTTAAGCATTGGATATGTCGCAGCCACAACGGACATTTCAAACCCTTTATTCGGCTTCATGCACTCGTTGATCATTGTTGTAAGTATGCAAATGGTTTTTCCCGCAGCCGACCCCCCACGAATTAAACGAATACGTTTATTCAGTTTATATATTTTTCGGAATGCTTCGGTTTTCTTTATTTCCAAATTGGAATCACGAAATGGGAATGGTTAATCCATTTCAATGATGAATGGAACATCTTGGTCAAGATTGATGTCCTTTGTTTCTTTTGGTTTTCCGTATCTGTATTCATGAAACAATTTTACATATCGGAAATCCTTTTGTTTGATGCCGTCTTTTAATGCTTCGAATGCAATGTCGTCAAGCGGTGATAATCGTTCAATCAATTCAATTTCTTCCGCCTTGGGTTTGCGTCCCGCGAATCCTTTTGTTGAATGTCCCCCGTTATTTCTTCGCCCGTCCATGAATTAATAAAAATTAATTATTTAATTATATAATAAAAAAAATCATTTGTTGTTAAATGCCACAATATCCCGAATCGCATTCATTGAAGTCATCTTCGAACATATTTATTTGTTTGAAACTGTTTTTTATTTGTTCGTATGTGACGCCGTTTTTAAATGTTCTGACATTATATCCCATTTCTTGTTCTGCATTTATAAACCATTGAAATTTATTTGGATGTTTGTCTGACATCATTTTCAATAACAATTCATTGCGATGAAAACAACCAATGCAATTGTTCATATAAGCAAACCGAACATTTTTATCATTCCAATATTTTTCGATTGTGTCTTTAAATATTTTGTCATCGATTAATGGGAACACGGGTTTTTGCCAACCAATTTCTTCCCACTTGTTTTGTGTCTTTCTTTTTCCGACTATTGTTTTGTGTGTCAACAATCCTTGTTCGTTTAAACGATCATTCATTTTTTTTGCCCTTCGCATTTCATTTGCACGATACCCGATTCGCGTTTCGATAGGTTCTTTTATATTTTCATACCACCAGTCAAAAATTGGATTAAGTTTCATTTCTGTCGTGCAAAATCTTTGTGTGACATTTGGAAGATATTTTTTTCCTTTCCTTAAAATGATTTTATCAAATGTTTTTCCAGTCACCCAAGTGATTTCCCTTCCGATGTATTGTTCAAGATCAAACATTGTATAAATGATTATGTCATCTTCAGCCGTTGCAATAAATGGTTTTTGGATTTTGTCTTCAACCATTTGTCGGATTTTCTTGTCCGGGAATTTGCAGTTCTTGTCTTCAATCCTTACAAGCGCGAAAACATCATAATCTGCGGGATATTTTGCCGCGATAAAAGATGACGTTTTGCCACCCGATAAGGAATTGACTGTTTTCATTTTAAACGCATTTTAAGCCTTGTCGCATTTCAGTTCCAACATATCTGTCACCGGCCAACCAACGTCCAAACTGATCGTCCTTAAACACGTACACAAGTCTTGCGTTGTCAATATCCAAGAAGTCGAATGCGTGTCGTTCTTTTCCCGTTGGTTTTAAGAATGGAACAATTGCGATGTAAGGTTTTTCAACTTCGTGTGCTTCGAATACATAAGTTCTTTGTTCCCTTCCAAGGTTATCAATCACCCCGGTCATTGCAGCATATTCACGTGCTTGGTTGAATGTGATTTTTTTGCCGACAAATTTGTGTGCTGAATTTACATATTTTATTTCTGCGATTATGACGTTTGTGTCGTCCGCTAGTTTGAAATCAAGATCACCGATGTACATATCACAACCTTTGAAGTGTTGACTGACTTGTCCGTCAAAGAAGGCAATTGAAGGCTTATTGCCGCATTTATCACACGCGGGGTTTTCAATCTTCTTTGAAGACGCTTCTTCCGATTTTGTATCCATTTTCAACAAGGTACTTATTTTGTCGTTTGATTTTGCCATTTAATTCGTCAATTTGGTTTAACAATTCAGTATTCACTCCCATCAATTTTTTGTTTTCGACTTCCATTTTTTCCAAACGGTTCAATGCGGTCACAAAATCAATTGACGATTCATCAACTTGGGATTTCACGTATTCGATTCTTGATCGAAGGTTTTCATATTTATTCCGAAGGGTTTTGTTGAACAACATTTGGTCGTCCAGTTGTCGGATATTATAAAGAACCGTCGCATGGTCTTTTTTTGGTTTTATTGACCTTCCGATTTCTGCAAGTGAAAGTGGTGTGTACTTTCTGCAAAGACTGAAATACAATCGACGGTTGTCGACGTGTTCCCGGATTCTTCTTTTGTTTTTTTCTTCGTCGTTTAAATCACATTGTGTTGTGTCGGAAACGATTCTTTTAATGATATTAATGTCCATTTTTAAGGTTTTTTAGTGTTGTGTATTTTACTTCGTTGATTGCCTTGAGTATTCCCGCGCACGCTTCAAATTCATCGGTTTTTTCATAAATTCTTATCGCTTCTTCAAGTTCTTTAATTGACGCACCGTTTTTGATGTCGTTCTTTGCAAGAAAATAATATTCAAGGACAATGTCTTTATTCATCTAGCAGTTCCGCGATAACAATATTGATCCAATAAGAATTCGATTTCGTCAATTTCTTTGCCGTGGAATATTTTCATATAAACTTCAACCGCCGTTTCATATTTTTCACCACCACGGTCAATGACTGATTGTGGCATTTCTATAATTCCCGGCGCACGTGTGTGTTTATTTATGTAAATAAATGTAAAATTCTTCAGTTTGGGAAATAACTGCATATAAATCCACGCTTGTAAATCGTAATTCATTGCATCGATTTTCCACTCAAATTGTTGTGGTGTGACAATACCAGTCTTCAAATCATATATTGTGTCGCCTTTGATCATGTCGGCCTTTCCACGTGTAGGGAAACCATTGATCATTTTGACGCTTGCAACCTCAACGTCGGCATCTTTTCGGATTTCACGGATTTCTTCGTTGTTGTCTAATCGACGACACAACCATTCCGCAATATTTCGATGTTTTTCTTTGAAGACATTATCCTCACCGTGTTGCGCAACAAGTTCCTTGTACGCGTTCGTGTTGCCACGAAGATCGGTGTACACTTGTTTATAAAAGACGTCCGGTTCAAGCCAACACCAATGTGTCAATTTACCAAGCATCAACGCTTCGGTGTTCCCGCCTTTCCCCTTCATGTATTGAAGCTGCTTGTCCGGATCGTCAAATATGTTTCGTAATACTGAAGACGACAATGCGTGTTTCCCTAAATGGCCATAATAAAATTCATCATTAGCCGCCATTGTATTGATTTCGCCTTCAAGATATGTTTCGCCGTTGAATAAGGTGATCATAAGGATAAGATTTCGTTTTGTTCTTGGTGTCGTCTGTCAAGTTCTTCTTGGCATCGTTTTCCGTACGCATCAAGACCACCAAATTTTGTGTGACGCTCAAGTTCTTGGACTGATAAATTTCTGTAATAAAGTTCTTCGTATGTCATAATTGTGTTGTTTTTGTAAATATAAACTTTTTTATTTAATTATTTTTTTTTCAGGCGGTCTTATTTTTGACCTTCCGTCGGGTTTATAACGATAACCAAGAATCGGGTTGATTCCGTAGTCCCAAAAATTATGTGGTATCTGTTCCTTCATCTTCTAATTTTTTAAGTCGTTCAAGCATTATGGCAACCGTAATTGTCAAGTTCTTGATGTCCCGTTGCATTCGGACAAGTGTTGTTTCTTTCATTTATTCAATTGTTTGATTTTTTCCAAATACAATATGAAATCCATTGCTTCAGATTGCGCTTCTTCAATCCACTTGTAAAATCCGTCCGGGTTGTCGTACAATGTCGTTCCATATTCTTTGATTCCTTCTTGACTTCTTGTTTTAAACTTGTCGATCACATTTGTGACAATTTGATCTTCTTGTGGAACGTAACGCGGTTCAATCCATTCGTCATTCATTTCGTGCCACTTCTTTATTGAATCACTCATTTGTAAAAAAATAAAATAGTTGTTTTAAAAAATATTCAAGGAATCGAAAAACAATATATCCAATGATTAAATTTTCCATTTCTTTTCTAGTATTTCCATTTCTTCTTCAACACGACGTGCGCGTTCAATTGCACGAAGTTTGTCCGCACGATACGTTTCAAGTGATTTGTCGTAATAATATTGCGCTTGCATCATTTCTGTCACAAAAAATCCAATGTGTGTCATTGCTGAAATCGCTTCTTTCAACGTTTCGTTGTTTGGATATTTCTTTTTTAATTTAAGAAGGACTTCACCCACCAAATTAAAATTTGAATAATATTCCATTTCCTTCATGTTTTGCATTTTCTTGTTCATTGTGTTTTTATTTATATGTGTTGTAGACTTTGACCAGTCGATTGTAAACCTCATTTTTAAAACTGCAAGGTGTACATTCCGGACGTTTTAAATTTGAAAACACCCGCGTGTAAATATCGACAAAATTTTCTTGTTCTTGTGGACTGAATTTATTTTGATTAGATTCAACTGCATTCCGTACAACATTAAAATCTTCTTCATTGAAGCACTCAGGTTTTTCATATCGAAATATTTCATTCAATTTAATTTTGCGTTCCTCGCATCCGCATGATTTTTCAAGTTTTTGGAATACGGTGTCGACTACTTTCTTGATCCCCGTCTTCTTGGTAATCTTTTCAATATCGTCACCAAGACCGTTTGAACCTTTTTCATGATTCTTTTGAAATGTTTCGAATTCTTGGTTCTTGGATTTTGTCGAAGTCTTGGTTTTTGTAGTCCTCGAATTCTTCTTGGAGTTTGTTTTTGATTTCATTTTTACAATTTTTAAGGGTGTTGAATATACTTACAAAACTAATATTTGTCGCAGCCGCAATCTTGCGGATTGACATATCGGTGTCACGATACAATTCCGTGAGTTTTCTGTTGTACCACGACCACGATTCCATTTCTTGATCGATAAGGGTGCAAATCTTGTGAAATGCTTCTTGTTCTTCGATATTATCTTCAGCGACCAATTGAAGGATATTTTCGTCGTCGTCAAGGGAAACCTTTTGGATTTTAGTTTTTGCGTTATAAAATTGATATGTGATTGTTCGAAGTGTGAAATACATATATCCTTCGGACACTTTGCCGTTGTGAATAATCTTTTCCGGTGTCGTGTACTTATAAAGGGCCAAATACGCTTCTTGAACGATGTCGTGGTGATATTGGTGTTCACCGAACGATTCCACAAGTTTAAGCCACTTATCATGATCCTTGGCAATTATGTCAAGCCATTGGGCGGTTTGTTCCATATTACGGTGATTGATACAAAGAAAACACAACATTGAATCCAATATTCCCGACCTTCTTCGTCGTCGTTAAAAGAATATAAAATTCCAACCATTATTCCAAATATTGGCGCAATCTGAATTTCAGCATTTTTTATGTGGCCAAAAATCAAAACCAATGTAAATAATACTAATATGGAATAAATCAAAATAAAACTGTTTTTTGTGTTTTCTGTTCATGCATCAAATTCAGTCCCCCGAATTCATAACCGATATTGTTTGGAAGCATTTTTAATCTTATGGGGTCATCAAGACTTGTCGGACGACCGCCACTCGAATACTCCTTCACCTTCAAAACGTGAAGTTCCATAATGTTCCATTTGTCTTTTGACTGAAAATATCGATGTATTGTATTAAATGACGAGCAACGGTTTGCCCACTTTACACCACCTTCAACTTGCGAATAAGACAACGGCATCGGAAACCCAGCCATCGGATGCGTAACCGGGTGAACCTTTCGACTTGATTCAGTCACACCGTGCATCGATACCATTAAGGTGATCTTGTGTTTCTCGGCAAACAATCGCATTTCACTTGCAATCATATAATCCAATTCGTGCGATCCGTATGCCTTCATTTCTTCTTTTGGCTTCGCAAGTGAATTGTATGGGTCTATAAATGCCGCAGCCATTGGCAACGCGTTATGAACCCCAAGAATTTGTTCAAGAACATCTTTGTAAGTACATAATTCTTCAACCTTGATAATCTTGAAATGTTCATACGTCCAGTCAATTGCTTGTTCAATTTCAGTTTCTGTCGCGGTGTCAATTGGTTTGCCCATTTTGTACTCAATAATTTTTTGTGATATTGATCCCGCGGTGTTTTCCGAAGACCAAATGACAAATTTTAAATCATATTTTTGAGCAAACAACGTCATCAAATAAACGCAAAATGTGGTTTTTCCAACACCAGCATGACCCGCGTAAATATCCAAAGAACCCCCAAGTTTTAGTCGGAAATGTTCGTCGATCTCCGGGATTCCAATTCTTAAACCTTGAACGATATTTCCGTTCTTAATGTTTAAGATTTCGTCTTTTATTGTGTTTCTGTCTATGATCATAAAAAAAAGGGGACAATGTCCCCCTTGATATTAGAATGGCAAATCAACGTTTGCTTCTTTGCGGTCTTGGTTTTGTGTTGCGTTTGTTAGTCCAACGGTGCGGTCGATTTTCCAACCGCTTAATGACATGAAATATTTGACCTCACCTTTTGGACTTGTCCATTCACGTCCGCGAATATTAACCGGGATTTCAACTTGTTCACCAACGTCGTAACCTTGCAACAAATTAATTTTGTCGTTTAAGAATTCGATTTCAAGTGTTTGCGGAAATTTATCTTCAGTCGTCAAGATTAATGATTTTTTTCGCGTCTTGCCATAAGTCGATTCTTGACCGATTTTTCTGATTGTACCTTTTACTGAATTTGACATAATAGTTTTTGTATTTAAATTTAAAGTATTGTTTTCCAATTTTACTTGCCGTGGATGACATATTGTTCGATTAATTTTGCTAATGTGAATCCATCGCTCGATTTTAAGCCTTTACTTGCTGCAAATTCAAATGCCGTCTTTGCACTTGATTGTCTGATAATTTGAAGTTGTGTTTCTGTCATTTTACTTGTTTTTTTAATTGTTCAATGATTTTGTTTTGTACTGAAATTTGATGTTTCAATTCTTGATTTTCGCCGTGTAGTTTGACGATTTTGTCATTTAATTTGTCCATTATGCAATATGTGTTTTTAATTGATTCAATTCATTTCTAAGATAATCAATATTTGATTGTTGTTTCAAATACATACTTATGATTTGTGGATCATTTGTTTTATAAATTGGATCAAGCAAACCTTCTTGTATTGCGTAATTTCTGAATTTTGTAATTGTCGAAACCGAAGCATCTAATAAAATGGAAATTTGTTTTGTTGTTTTTCCTTGTTCAAAGTAATTTATTCCGTCTTGGTATTTTTCAATAAATTCTTTTTTTGACAATTTCCTTTTATAATTTAGTTTTGGTTTTTCATCAAATAAAATTTCCCGCATCAAATCCGACACCGAAATATTTCGTTCTTTTACCGTTTCTGATACTTGCCGATATTGTTCAGGCGTGACTTTGAATGTGATGTTGTAACGTGTTTTTTGATTCATAATATTAAATTTTTAAAGATTAAATTTTTACTAAGTTATAAAAAATATTTTAATAAAAAAAGGGATGCTTAAAAAAAACATCCCCCTTCCCTATGAACAAAAAAACACAATTACGTCATCCGTTTGACTTCAGACGTATAATGATCAATCTTTTCGATTAATTCATCACTTGTAAATTTAACAGTTTGTTTTGACTTGATAAACATTTCTTCTGCAAGTTGTTGACCGAGTTTTAAACCGAAAACATATTGTTCCCCGGATTTGAACATATTGCAACCAACACATTGAACACGAACATTGTCTTCTTCCCATCGGGTTGAATAATTTTTCCGTGACATAAAATGTCCGCATTGCATTGACTTATAATGATCACGTTTGCCACAAGTGAAACATTCAGTCATTCCGTGGTGATCTGAATATTTAAGTCTTATATATTGACTAAATATCACGTCAAGTTTTTTAACGATTTTCGATCGTGTCGGCTTCTTTGAATTCTTTGGCATTGTTTTTTGTTTAAGCAAAATATTGCTCATTAAATCTAATTATCCAAGTGTTTAAGCAATAAATTGCCATCATGTTCTGATATTCCCTTCACCTGCTTATAAATAAATTTTGAATCTGATTTGACCTTATCTTTTTCGTATTTTTTTGAATCAATTCCAAGATTTGTGTATTGTATCGCGTCAAGACGCAACAATTCAGAAACACGTTCCGATACACTTAATTGAAAATCTTTTGCGATTTTTTCCGCAAGAATGCGAATGGTCATTTCTTCAGACATATTTATTTATTTTAAAATTAAACTATAAACCACTAACCCACCAAAGTTCGATGAATTTTTTTTATTTTTCAAGAAATCGTTTGATCTTTTTTTTAACATTATCGTCCTTGACCCTTATATTTTTTAATATAATTCTTTGACGATTTAAGTTGTGATTGTTTGGATTTCGCGTGAATTCCCGGACGTTTTTTCTTTGGTTTAAAAGTATGTTGATAACTTGCCGCCCTTGCCATTATTTTTGACTTGGGAATTTAACACCGATTTTGTCCGCCGTTCTTGCGCCGAAGTACCCACATAAGACCCATGTAAGCAACGAAGCCGTGTCTTCGGTTGGAAGACCCATATACCACCCACCGACATAAGAACAAACCAATACGGCCAAGGTAAGGGGACGAACATTTCTTGCAAGCCAAGATTGACTTCTTGAATCCGAAACCCATCTTCTTGTGATCCCGTCAATTTCTGCGCGTTCGTTTCTTAATTTTTCAAGTGCAACTTGTTTGTCTTCTTCAGACATATCCGAACCACCAATGATTGCTTGAATTACATTTCCAACGGGTGATTGTCCGGCAATGGCACCGACGACATCCGGTATTTTGTTAAGAAGGAATTTTCCGACGTTCGTGTCTTTGAATTTTTTTTTAGTCCCGGACATATTTCCAATAAAGATTTTGTGCAAGTTCCACTTCGTGGGGATTATCGACACAAATGTCTTTTGTTATTTTTTTAAATTCAGCTAATTTTTCGTTGTGCTTGACTGATGCGCATGACGTCATCATTATCAAGATTGGAATTAATATTTTCATATCGTTTGTTTGTTTGTGCGATTATCGCGTTTGTGAGTGCGTCAATCGAATTGCGGATTTCCTTTAATTCATTACGAATTCCGTTCGATTTGACATTTATTGTTTCTTTTCCCATATCGTTGATCCCGTGGTGTTAGTACGTCCAAATGACGTTTGCGTCTTTGTCTGAATGTATGTCGCCGGAATCCACGTGGATGAATGTGTCGGCGATACCCAAACGACTGAATCCGGCTTCCATAAATGCATTGACCATGTCGTGACGGTCGCGGGAATTGTTGCAATGGACATCGGCTGCGATACCTTGTAAATGCGCTGAATTTGGTTTTCCGCCCACTTCTTGGTTTTTGTACACGGTACGGTATCCCGAATTGATACGCATTGATCGTCCGTATATGTCACGGGCATTGTCCAACATTTCCAAAAAACGACGATCCATATTGCCAGCACCACTACCGGGAAGATCCGGCGAATCAAATTCATGCAATTCGAAGTGCTTCATTTTTTTAATTTCTTGATTTCTGATTTTAAATCTTCTTTCAAGTCGTTGAATTTTTCTTCAATTTGGTCAGGAATACCGTCTTGGTCTTTGTCCGTGAAAAATCCGTTTGCAGTTAATGCCATTAGCACCGCAGTACCTAGCATCAAAATTGTAATAATAATGATTAAAATATCCATTTTTTATTTATTTAAGTGTGATCCGTCACAATATCCATTTAAGTCTTGGCTGCATCCGCAACCGCATTTTGGTCTGTCCATCATTTTCGTTTTTTATCGACATCACGTCGCAAATATTCAATGTCCTTCATAAATGCCTTCAATTCAATTTCAAGCATTCGAACATCTTCTTCCGTTTTTCTTTGACTTGGCCAAGTGTATTTCTGTTCGTTTTCTTTCAATTTTTTTGTCGCAGTTTCCACGGCATCGACACGTGCGTTCAGGGTGTAATAAGAACCCACAATTGAAGCGAACATCGCCAAGATTGTTATGATCTGCGGAACCGAAATACTGAAGTCCGCCTTCCCGTCATTGTTAATGTCGAATTTTGCCAATTTATTTCAGTTTTTTATAAATGCTTATTGATGTGTAAATGATCGCAAGTCCCAAACTGAAACCTTGAAGGATTTCATTTGCATTGGAAACACTTAATCCAAGCGCAAATAAATTCGTTACTGCAATCTTCAAATCTTCCATTATTCAATTAAATCCCAAGTTTGATCGTCTTCATTCCACTGGTAACCAACAGTATCATAATCTGAAGGGTAAGCGACTGGCGGTTGCCAATCAAAATTTGAATCTAATGTCCAAGAATTGAATGGTTGTGGTTTTATAAAAACATCGTTTGTTGAATCGTATTTATAACCAATACCCGCAAATTGTTTTCTTATTGAACCATTGTATGATGTTTGAACCCAAGTTGCACTTCCAAATAATGAATTTAAAAATGTTTTGCCCTTGTATTCCGATTCCGTATTGTCAGCCTTCAACAATATATCATTATTTACAACAACTACTTGTGTTACAATATTATTTGAATCTAATTTTGCAAAATGTGCCATATTAATGTGTATATGAACCGCTTCCGGTAAATTTAATAATTGTATCAGTTCCGTCAGTTGTTACGGTTGGACTTCCAGTTGTTGTGCCTGAATATTCGGAAGTTGGCATTTTTAAAATTACAATACCTGAACCACCGCTTCCACTTGCCGCTGATGTATTTCCGCCGCCACCACCACCACCGGTGTTTGCACTACCTGAAGTTCCTGCGGTACTTGAAAATGCACCTGAACCACCGCCTCCAGTACCACCAGAAGCAACTGTTCCAGTTTGTGATGAACCACCTCCACCACCGGCATAAGAAACAGAAGAACCGGTTATTGATACTGCTAATCCTGCGCCTCCATCACCTGCCTTGCTTAATCTTATTCCATTTTGACCATCTGATGAAGCACCACCTCCACCGCCGGAAGCAACTACTCCACCACCACCAGCACCATCACCACCATTCGAACCTTGACCAGCAGTTCCTGCGCCACCCCAACCACCGGATTTTTCTGTCCCAACAGATAAACCACCACCCGAACCACCGGATGGAGCTATTGTGAAATTTCCTGCACCACCGCCGCCTCCGATACTTGTTATTGTGGTTATATCAGAACCTGAAATTGATGAATTTACTCCGTTTGTTCCTGCACCTGAAGAAGCACCGGCACCACCACCCCCAACTGTAATTGTGTAAGTTGTACCGCTTGAAAATTGTAATGGTGTTTCTGCTGATGAGCCGCCACCTGAAGTTGAACCGTATGATGTGCGTAAACCACCAGCACCGGCACCTGCGGCACCGTAACCCTTACCGCCACCACCGGCACCTGCTACTACTAAATAAAAAATATCTGCGCCTGCGGCAGCACCAAATTGTAATATTCTTCTTCCTAAACTCATAAATTATAAGGTTGCGTCACTTGCAAAAGTTGCGATTGAATAAAAGAAAACTGGGTCAGTAGATGAATCGTCAACGCATTCAATTTGCAATATACTTGATGTTGTGTTGTCGTAATCACCACCGATTTTGTAAAACGTATTTGTTGAAGAACCTTGCGCGTCAAGTGTAATTGATTGCGCTTGTAATGGCCATATTGTAATGACTTGACCCTTCTTATAATTTGATAAGTCGATTGTATATGCACCCGTTAAATTACCCGACAATTTAAAATTTGTCGCAGTTGAACAATCAAATGAAACTGTTCCGGTTAATGTTGTTATTGATGCTTGTGCCGTATATCTTGCTTCAAGTTTGTCGTGATTAACAACGTCATTTGCAATTGTCAATGCAGTTGCACCCGTAACGTCACCCGTGTGTGTTGCGTTGTAAAGATTTGTTGAACCTTCAGATATGTCATCCGTATCAAGAACAACCACACCGGTTGCACCGTTTACCGAATTTACATCTGCGGCATCGTCATCATACAATTCCGTAAAATTTTGGTTCGCCTTATCAAAGGCCGTTCTTAATGGATCACCGGTTCCGTCATTCGCGGTCGTTCCAATATTAATTACTTGTTTAGCCATTTTAAATTTTTATTTTATACTTCCGTTGCGTCTGCTTTTATTGATGTTGTGTCGGCTGAATACGATGTCGTGTCAACCGTTATATATGAACCCCCGGCGGTTAATGGATAAACAATTCCCCATCCGTTCGCTTCGTTTGCGTTTCCCCACCACGTTACCGGATATATTGATCCAAATGCCATATTATAATAATTATTTTTTTCCCTTTTTGTTATATAACGAAGTCAGAAATGTTTTTAATTTGACGACGTTTTTTTATTTTGGTTTATATGTCCTTA